GCCGAATCACGCTGTTCTCTCGCTCGCAGGCTGGCCTTGCGCCGGTTGTGACCAGCACCACGATTGCCCAGGCGCTCATTACCAATGGGTGCTTTTTCTATGGCATTTATTCAAACCCCGGCAATTCGTTCGTGCTGGGTAATCCCGGCGCGATCAGCGGCCCGTTTGCGTGGTGGGATTCCTACATTAACGCGGCATGGCTTAACAACAATCTCCAAACCACCGCGATCCAGACTATGCAGGCGAATGGCAACATCCCTTATAACGCTAAGGGATACTCGATCATCCGCACGTCGCTGACCGGCGGAAATCCTGGCGCCAACACCACCGGATCACAGCCCCAGACTGTAGCACCAGGGCCGATTCAGCAAGCCGTGAACTTCGGCGCGATCAATTCGGGAGTGTTGCTTTCCGCCACCCAGCAGGCTGCGCTTGTGGCTTTCTTTGGGGCGAACGTGTCCGGGCCACTATGGCAGACTGGCTATTACCTACAGGTCAAAGACCCTGGCCCGACCGTGCGCGCAGCGCGGGGTTCGCCAATCATCAATCTGGCGTACATGGATGGAGGCTCCGTCCAGTATATCAGCATTTCTTCCCTGAATATCCAATAAGGAACACGGAAAATGGCTCTAACACTTACCTCCGCAAATACCGTGTTTACGCTCGCCGTCCCAGGTTTGCTGCCTCCCACCTCGTTTTCGGGCTTCGCGCCGGAGGAAATCTACGAGGTGGAGGACATCGACAATACGGAAATCCAGATGGGCATGGATGGCAAATTGTCGGCCGGCTGGGTTCCAAAAGCGGTGGCGATTCGGTTCACTCTGCAAGTTAACTCACCGTTTAATGGATTTTTCGATACGTGGGCGCAATCGCAGGCTCAGGTTCAGGATGTTTATCCGTCCTACGGCGAAATCGTCCAGCCTTCGATTGGGTTGGCGTGGGCGCTGGCGAACGGTTTTCTCGGCCCCCGATCGCCTCTTGCTAGTGCCGGCCGCGTCTTGAAGGTTCGGAATTACACAGTGCATTTTGAATCGGCCCCTCTGTTTCCGGTGTAATATGAGAAAAAAAATTGACGTTGTAATTGATAGCGGGCGCGATCTCGGAAAACGCTTTCACATTACCGAAATGGATTCCTGGAAATGGGCGCGGTGGATGGACCGCGCCATTTTTGCAATTAGCAAGAATGGCGGCTCGATCTCGCCAGAGGTCATGGATGATGGGCTACAGGGTTTGATCGTTTTTGGCCTTCAGTCCCTCACCTGTATGGATTTCGAGCAGGCTGAACCGCTGATTAAGGAATTGATGGAGTGCGTTCAGATAAAGCCAGATCCCACGCGCATTGATTTCGTGCGTCCCGGCGGCTTACTGGACGGCGATATCGAGGACTACAAAACCTATTGGCGGCTGCGTCGGGAGGTTTTAGAAGTTCACCTGGGTTTTTCCATCGCAGACGAATGGTTAAAATTCCAAACCATGCGTCTGACGGGCGAGAAAATCTTATCGAATACGCCAACGTCAATCGATGGATTGGCCGTGCAATAAGCTCCGGGTGCGCAACGCTGCACGAAATGCAAACGGTTTTGTCGTTTGAGGACGTGTTTGACCTACTCGAAATCGTAGCTGTCGATAACTATAACCGGAGGGTTTTACATGACAAAAAGCCCGGCTGAGGCGGTGTAATGCCCGCTACTATAATCGACAGCCTGGTCGTAACGCTGGGCTTGGACCCCAAGCAGTATGGGACCGAAGCACTGGCTGCGCAAAAGCGGCTGGATAAGTTTGATGCCACGGTAAAAAAACTCGGCATCGACGAAAAAAAACTGACCGATGTTCAGCGCACGCAAATCAAAGCGCTGCGCGAAATGCAGTTGCAGAGCGACAAGGCCGGAAAGTCTCTCTCGTTCACGTCCAAAATTGGCGGCGAAATGTGGGGCGTTCTGGAAAAGGGCGCGCTTGGCTTTGGTGCCGCGCTGGGGCTAATGTCTCTCGCGCGCACGGCAGAGAACGCGGTGACTTTTTCCGCCGGCATCGGGCGATCGGCGGCGTTTCTTGGGCAGGCCACGAAAGAGGCTGATGCTTTTGGGAAAGCGATTTACGAAATCGGCGGCAACGCTGACGAAGCTATTTCCACCCTTCGCGGATTGAATTCGATAATCCAGGGGCGTCAGTATGGCGATCTTACTTCGCTGGCACTGGCTCGGGCGGCCTCTCTGCTTGGCGGCCGCACCGGGCGGGCGATCGATCTAAATGGGGCTAATGGGCAGCCGTTGGGACCGCAGCAGACGCTATTGGCGTTTGCGGATGCGGTGAAAACCCTGGGTGTGCAGCAGGCCGCCGTGGCGTTTGATCAGGCCGGGATGCATCTACCCGATGCGGTGGTGGCATTGCTCGCCAAGGGGCGCGGTGGGGCTGAGGCGGCTATCTCGGCTGCTGGGGCTAGTGCTGTTGATGATACTCAGGCACAGGCGGCGCAGGAATTGTTGCACGGCGCGCGTGGCCTTGATGACGCCGTTTCAAAATTTCAGGTTGTCGCAACGCTACTTGCGGCACCGGCTTTCGTGCATGGGTTGCAGATTTTAACAGCCCAATTTCAATATTGGATGAGTAATAAAACTGACGCTGATAAGGCTGCACGCGATGCCGCAATACGTGCATCAGATATTCAATTCTCCGGCCAATCCACTGTTGATGCGCGAAACGCTGAAGATGCGCTAAATGATGCGGGGGTTAAAAATCCAGGGCATTACGAAACACACGGGAAATTCACATTCTGGAAAGATGACGATGGTGGATGGACTAAAGACCAGATGATTTCCCGCGCGACTCATTTGATCGCATCAGGTGAAACACCACAAAACGCGGCGGCTATTGTGCAGCAAGAAGTTGCCAATGGAGGGTCGCCCACAATTTCGATTACCCGGCCCCTCGGCGGTGACACGTCAACATCCTTCGATGATCTCGAAAAACAATACGGGCTCCCCGTCGGACTTTTGGGCTCCATCCGCCACGTTGAAAGCGCGGACGGCACGAATACAGGCCCATCAAGCTCCGGGGCGGTCGGTGATTTTCAATTTCTACCTAGCACAGCGGCGGATTTGGGAATTGACCCCAATGACCCCAAGCAGGCGGCAAAGGGCGCGGCAGTTTATCTCGCGCAGCTGATCCGAAAATATGGCAGCGTCGCCAAGGGGATTGCTGCCTATAATTGGGGCGCCGGGCATCTTGACCAGGATATTTTGGCTCACGGCGATCAGTGGGGCAACTTCCTGCCCAATGAAACATCGCAGTATTTGCAGAAAATGGCCTCGTCTCTCGGGCACGGCGCCCGCACACACAGCGCCACTATAAATCACAACGGCGCAATCAATGTGACTGCTACATCCCCCCACGCATCCGATATCGCGCATGCCGTCAAAACCTCGGTCTATGGTGTATGGGATGACCATCTCAATAAAATGGGGCCGTTTTTAGTAGGCCAAGCCCAATCGGGGCAGCATTAAATGAGTGGTTTTATCGGTGGACTGCCGCTACTCCCCGCCTATGTTGGTGCTGTAGTGCGGTCTCATATTCAACAGCAGGCAACTCAGCAATATCCGTCTAATCTGCCGCAGACGCATTTGAAGTGGGGTATTTTCACCTCCCTCACGCCGTCCAAGACGCCAACAGTTAGTCCCAACGGCGCACCAAGCGCGGCACCGACTGAGGTGCTGACCGGCTACAATACCGTGGTGGGATTCGATTTCAGCGTGGATGCGCAGTTGCCGACCTACCCTGTGGAGCAGGGAGGGTTCTCATCTTACAACAAGGTGCAGTTGCCTTTCGGGGCGCGGTTGCAATACGCGGTCAGCGGCGGCGCGATCAAGGTCAACCAGTTTTTACTCAAAGCGCTGTCTCTCGAAAAAGATACAAATCTTTATACGGTTCTGACTCCTGTTCAAACGCTGCAAAACGTCAATGTAAAGCATGTGGATTACAAACAGACCTCACGCGCTGGAATCACCCTTTTAACCGTCAATGTGTGGCTTGATGAGATACGACAAACCGCGACTTCCACAACACCCATATCCACGACCGGAAACCAGATTTCCGCCACACAGACACGCACGCCGAGCGCCCAAGCGCAGACACAATCCGGTGTGGTGCAGACGCAGGCTGCGATTTCGCAATTAGATTCACTGGCCCCGGCTAAGGGTTCGGTACCATGAGTGGGACTGCAATTCAGATTGTTCCGTTACAGGCCGTTGCATCGCAGCAAATAAGCGCCACGCTGTCTAACCAATCGGTGACGTTGAATGTATATCAGCTTAACTCTGGCGTTTACATGGATGTGATTTTATCGGGCGCGATCTTCCTTGCTGGTGTCTCGTGTCAAAACGGGCGGCCTATGATCTTAGGTAAGCCAGGCTTTGCGGGTGAATTCATATTCTGGGACCAAACAGGATCGAGTGATCCGTATTACACTGGTTTGGGCACGCGCTATTTGCTGTGCTACTATGCGACATGACCTTTTCCACTAAGATAATCTCTGTTACATTCACCCTGGCCAATGGACAGTTTCAGGGCACTGGGTCTAATACGCTGACAGTTTCAGGGCGGCGAGTGCTTTTTCACATGGAGCAGCAAGGCATATTTTCAAAAGATTACGTTGTCACCTCGATCTACGGCATGACGCAATCTCAGATGAATCAACTTTCGACCTATGCCGCATATCCCTACCAGGGAAACGAAAACACGATTTCCGTTTCTGCTGGCGACGCGAGTGGGATGGCGCTGGTTTTCCAAGGCAACATTTTCCAGGCCAACGCCGATTATAATGCCATGCCGAATGTGCCTTTCGTTTTAACTGCGTTTCAGAGTTCATTCGATTCCGTGGTTGTCACGCCGCCAACGAGCTATTCTGGCCCCACCGATGTGGCCTCAATTCTCACCGCGATGGGAGCGCAGTATTCGAGTGGGCCGCTGCGGGTTGAAAATAACGGCGTTGACGTGAAACTGGCCTCACCGTATTTCTCCGGGTCACTTGGGGATCAGGTCAACGCATGCGTCAAAGCGGCAAATATTGATTGCCGGGTTTCGACCGTGGAAGGTGTGATTGCGATTTGGCCGAAAGGTCAATCTCGGCAGGGGCAGGCGGTTACGATTTCACCCACAACGGGATTGATCGGTTACCCCACATTCAATCTCAACCAAATCCGGTTTCGCTGCGAGTTCAATCCGAATATCCGCTTTGGCGTGCCTGTGACCATTCAAAGCTCTTTGCAGCCAGCATGCGGAAACTGGACGCCCACAACCATCTCGTATGATCTCCAATCCGAGACACCTGACGGCGCGTGGTGGCAGACGATACAGGCGTTTACGAATTTTAACGGATCGCCTTCGGGTGTCTTGCAATGAATCCTTTCAGTGATGCCGACCTAAACAGCGCCAGCGGGCCATTCAATTCGATCAATTATCTCATTGATCAGGCTCTAGCGCGGATCGAAACCGTGTGCCGCGCTAAAGTAATTTCTTGCTCCAATTCGGGCAGTCTTTCGCCTATCGGCACAGTCGTAGTGCAACCTATGGTGTCCGTCCAGAATGGGGCTGGGGTGGCGTCACCTCACGGCTATATCAACAACGTAGTTTATTCTCGGTGGACCGGCGGCGCGAACGCAATCATCATGGACCCGGTAGCCGGCGATGTGGGGCTTTTACTGGTTTGCTCACGCGACACATCGGCGGTCAATGCGACCGGCGCGCCTGCAAATCCGGGGTCATTTAGGAAGTTTGATCGGGCGGACGGGGTTTTCTTTCCGGCGGGGCTTTCGGGCGTTCCTACTCAGTGGGTGCAGTTTATCGGGAATAAACTCACCGCCAATGCCGTCACGGAATTGGATTTGCAGATTGGCGGCATGACCATTCTGGCGGTCACGGGCGCAGGCGTAAATATCACTGGAACTCTGACGGTTTCGGGTGATGCCCATATCTCTGGCCGTGATTTCTTGACGCATGAGCATACCGGGGTGCAATCGGGCAGCAGCAACACGGGAGGCGTCGTTTGATCACTTGGTTTCTAAACCCCGACACATGGGATTCCTGCTTGGACATCAATGGCAATCCTGCTGTGGCGAGCGCGCCATATCAGCCTAGCCAGGATGTCGCCAGCGCAATCAAACTTTTTCAGGGAGAACTCTGGTATAACACCACGGCCGGCGTGCCCTATTTCGAGGATATTCTCGGCGCGACATCGCCTCCTTTATCGCTGATCTCTGGACTAATCTCGACTGCGGCGCTTACAGTACCGGAGGTGGTGACGGCTAACACTGTGATCACCAGCGTGCAAAACCGGACCGTTTCAGGTCAGGTGCAGTTTTCGACTTCAACGGGGGTAACCGCTAGTGTCGGGTTCTAATGTTCCGCCTCCCACTTTCACCAACGCGGGATTTGTTATCACGCCCGAGTCTGAGATTTTGGGCGGCGTGCAGGCAGATTGGGCGCAGTCCTATTCCTCTCTCGGAACGATCAACACCGCCCTAGAAACGCCGCAGGGCCAGGTTATTTCATCGGAAGCGGCGATCATCGGCAACGCGCAAAGTCAGTTTGTGGCGCTCGCCAACGGGGTTGACCCCGCACTTTCCACCGGGCGCATGCAGGATGCCATCGGGCGGATTTACTTCATTACTCGGCTTCCGGCTGAACCCACTACGGTCGCGTGTGTCTGCTCAGGATCGCCGGGAGTGGTGATTCCATCGACGGCGCTTTTGCAAGATCCCTACGGCAATACGTTTGTGGCATCCTCTGCGGCCACGATCTCGGGGGGTGGCACCGTGGCGCTGTCGTTTAGCGCGACCACTACAGGCCCCCTTGCCGTGGCGTCCAATAGCCTCTCGATTTATCAGACCATCCCCGGCTGGGATTCCGTTAGTAACTCGGCCGGAGTGCTGGGGCAGAATGTTGAAACCGCATCGGAATTTGAAACCCGGCGCGAGGCTACGATCGCCAATCAATCGAACGGCTCCGATGGGGCTATTCTCGGTAATATCCTGAATTTGCCGGTGAGTGAAATCCCACTTGATGCCTACGTGGTCAGCAATGACGCGGGCACGTCCACCGCATACGGGACTGTCACACTTTCGGCCAATGCGGTTTATGTGGGTTATTCTGGCGGGAATCCCGCTGCTATCGCCTTCGCCGCATGGCAAAAGAAAGCCCCTGGCGCGCCATGGTTTTCAGGGAATGGCACCTATACGATTATTGATCCCAATCCTTACTACGACGGCTCAGGGCCTTCCTACACGGTCAAAATCAACTCCGCCACGTCAACGCCAGTTAACACGGCGGTCAATCTTAAAAACTCCCCCGCCGTGCCATCTAATGCTCTCGCACTCGTCACTGCCGCGATCAATGCGGCTTACGCCGGAACGGATGGCTTGCCGCGCGCATCGCGCATTGGACAAACGGTTTACGCATCCCGCTTTTATCCCGGCATCGCTGCGGCGCTTCCGGGTGTGAATATCATTGACATTCTAATCGGCACCGGGTCGCCGTCATCTTATTCCCAAACTATCGAGATCGATCAGATTTCAACTTCCGGCTACGTGACGTTGACGCTGACATGAGCGGTGGATTTACTCACACTTTAGCATCGGCTGTTGAGGCTTATGTTTGGACCGGCGACGGGTCGCAGCTTGGTCTTGAGGGGCTTTCGGAAAGCATCACAGGGACTATCCCTGCGACTGGAATTAGCGGGTTCAACACTGGCCTTTTTGCAGGCTATTCATCGACTATTTTCAATCCCTTGACCGCTGGATTCCAAGGCACGCAGATTCTATTTGGCGGCATCGGCGATCCCACTGACGGCTATTATCCATACGATGTCACCACCTTAAACGGCACTGTGATAGTCGGCCCGTCAAGTAACACCTACATGGGCACGCTCGTAACGGCGGTTCATCAGGTTTACAGCTCTGGCACGCTTACCGCGTCCACCGATCCGAGTGTAACGATTCCCACTGTGGGCAGCTTCACAACATCAATTAACGACGCCTATGAATTCGTAGTCCCGACACCCGTTCCGTCGGATTTTATGTGGCCCAAATCGACCGCTCACACCGCCACGGTTCTTACTCAAATCACGAATCCAGATTATAGCGGAAAGCCTGTCGGGACCGTAATCGTATATTTTAATGGCTATACTTACACGTTTGAAAATGTGTTGGTGACGAATGTAAGCGGGTCGAATTGGAACGCGCTTGGTGCAATCAGTATTGGTAACATCTATACTTCCATCTTTGATGCCTACGCATCTATAGTGGGTTATTCCCAATATACAGGTTCCGGGCCGCTGCCTCCGCTAGAGGGAATTTACCTCGGCAATCCCGGTGCGGTCTCGACTTTCCCGGTGGCGATCAGCGGCACCAACGTCGGCACACTTGCCGCATTTATTAATTATCAACTCGGCACGATCACAGGGACCGTTACAACATTGGGGCCGTGGCTTCCTGTGGCCTCTTTTGAGAATGGGAATTCATGGAGTGGCTTTGTCGATTCGTATTTTCCAACCGGGCAGTACACGCTTCAGGTTGAGGATGCGATCACTTTTGTTCCGTCCAACATTGTCACATTCACCACGGGTTCTATCGAACAGGTGCATGCTCAACCGGCGGGGGCTTATTTCGGGTATCCGATCCAGTTAAACGGTGCGGTATATAATGGCCCAGCGACCGGCATGGAAATCCTTTGGAATGGCGAGTGGATTGAGGTTCAAAATTTCACATACTCAAACAACTCCACCTATTCGCAGTGGCAGGGCCTCGGGCCGATTGTCACAGTTCCATCCAGCTATTTCGTGCGGGATCGTTCGCAGCCATTGGTTGTGTCAAATCAATCATTTTTTGAAGTTGATATCGGTGACCAGTCGATTATTTCGCAGTATGCCAATTCGTCGGTAATCACCGGGCTTGTTGATACTTTCCAAGCCGCGTGCGATCCGTGGGATTGGATCAACGGATGGTATGATGCGGTATGGAATTTAGGGCCATACCCAAAAGTTCCGAATACCGCGCATAGCTATGGCCTCGATGTGTGGGGCCGAATCGTGGTCGTGTCGCGCATCGTTACTGTGGTGAGTGGGTCGTATCTGGGATTTTCCGATCAAACCGCCAACGCAGGGGTGACGGGTTCGATCTCGGGGACCACGCTTACGGTAAGCGCGGTCTCAGCGGGGACCGTGCATAACGGCGCTTCAATCGCCGGCCTATCCGCACCCACATGGATTACGGGACTAGGGACGGGCACGGGCGGCACGGGGACATATTTCGTATTGCCATCCCAGACCGTGGCGTCTGGCACCCTCACCATCGTAAATCCGGGCTCAGGGGATGCGTTTAACCAGCAGGCGTTTAACTACGGAGCGTCAAATACGAATAACGTGGCGCTCACTGATTCGGCATATCAACAGTTGATTTACGCCAAAGCGGCATTCAACCTCTGGGATGGATCGATCGCGGGGATTAACCAAATTCTCATGTTCCAGTTTGGCGCAGGGAACGGCTCAGGTCCGCCATCGCAGCCCGCCGCCTACTGCACGGATGGGGGCGATATGACCATGACCTACACTTTTTCTTTCACTCCAACGCCTTTACAGTTATCTATTATCCTGAATAGCGGCGTGTTGCCGCATCCTACCGGCGTGGCCGTAACAGTGGTGCATCCATAATGACCGCAGCATCTAATATCCCGGTGAAGATCCCAACACCGTTTGCACAAAGCGCAGCGGGGTCTTTGGTCAATACAATCCCGAGCTCCACCGGCACGGCAACAGGTCTCGCTTCGTGGGAGTATGGGTTTCAGCAAATCAATATGACGCCGATCAGTGCTGGTGGGATCGCGCCGTTTGGGGAGGATGTCAACGGGATTTTTCAGCTCACGAGTAGCTGGGATCAGTGGTTTTCGATGGGAGGGCCAGTTCCGTTCGATGGCACGTTTCAGACCACGATTGGGGGCTACCCAAAGGGCGCATTGCTTGCGACATCAACGCCCGGAACCTATGTGACATCGTTAATCGATAACAATGTTCAGGCTACATCCGTCGGAACCGCGTGGCTTACCTGCCATCTTATTCCTGCCATTCCTGCGCCGCAGACCGCCCAATCAGCCCACGGAGTGTCTGTAGGGCCTTCTTATTCTGGGTCGCTTGCATTAACTGCCGTGGCACCATGCGCGGGTTATTTTTCAACGCAAGGAAATATCAATCTTAATGGCTCAGTGGGCGCCGGCGGCGCCATTGAAATAACTTTGATAAACTCTCTGACGGGCACTTTAGCAAGTGAATCCACCACGCTTCCGATGGTTATTTCTGGAATAGTATCAGCGACCGCCGGGCAAAGCTGCGCGGTGACATTCCAAGTTTCATCCTCCGGCACGGGCTGGACTGCGTTGGATGCGTCATACTACTTATCGTTGGCGTTTTCTCCATCATGACCACGTCACTCGCCCGCACCGTCTATCTAGTCCCGCCCCAGACGGTAAACGAAATCCCTGTGGGTTTTCCAATCTCGACTTCCGGTTTGGCGTGGCCTCCTAAAGACCCCACCGATACGCTCGATTTCACGCTCGATGCGGAGTGGTTTTTGAATGATATAACGGATACGATAAACACGGGCGACGTCACTATTGCCGTGACACCAGAAGGCATCACCTCGGCTAATCCTGTTTTCACTACATCGGCGCTCACCTGGGATTTTTCGGGCGGCACGAGTGGGGTGATTTATACCGCATCCATCACTTTTCAAACGATTGGCGGCCTTACCGTGCATCGGACCGTTAACCTTCCTGTGGCTACCCTTTAGGGGAATGAGTATGAAACGCTCTTGGTTATTACTCGCTTGTCTGTTGTTTCCGGGGCTGGCTTCGGCGCAAACCGTATCCAATCCCCCGCCCAAGGTTTTAAGCCCGCTGGCTATCTTTTGTGCGACCGCAACGTCTACCGGGTCCGCATATATCGTGTGTCCTGGCAGTTCGGCGGCTAATCCGATTTATACGTCTAGTGGATCATCCGTTGGTGGGCTGCCTTTAATTACATCCACCGCCGTTGAAACCTCTCATGTGTTTGCTGTCATTGGCACGACGCTGCATCAAATTACAGTGAACACCGGGGCCGTTTCTGGGTGGGTGCAATTACTTGATGCAGTATCCGACCCAGGAAATGCTATCACAAATATTTGGCGCGCACAGGTCGGTGCCAATCAGTCAATTGCTATTTCGTTCAATCCGCCGATTACAACCACAACGGGCGCAGTATGGGTTTTTTCCACTACCGGCCCGTTCATCGAAACGCAATCCGCCACCGCCACTTTTTCGGGAAATTAGATTATGAACCGTATTGCGTTACTAGCGGGAGTTAGCGCGCTTTCTATCGGGGCCGCGTTTGGGCAACAGGTTACGACCAGTCCATCTTGCGCTAACACTGACGCATCTAGCTGCACCGTTGAGCCATCCGGGGCCACAATCCCAGGCCGCACCGAATCTGCCCGCGCAGCCGATGTGATCAATGTCAAAGACCCACAAGGGAGCGTGCCGGGCGCGCTTGGCACAGCGGAATACTCCACCGGCTGCACGATTTCTGTTGCTGGCACAACGGTTATCTGCACCGGATTAACGCTTCCTGCATCGGCCACACCAATCACCCCCGCATCTGGGTGGCTTTTTTATCTCGAAGGCGCCAACACTAGCGGCGCGCCATTACTCGGTACGGTTGTGAGTGCGTCATTGAGCGGAAGCACCTTAACCGCCAATCTTTCGATTGCTGATGTGGTTGCAACGCCGCAATGGCAAGTCTGGTCAACGGCGCGAAACAAATGGAGCTTGTTGAGCGCTGGCAGCGGTTGCAGCAACGGCGAAGTGTTGACATTAACTGGCACTGGCACGCCTGCTCAGATAACGGTTGACACCACAACTACCGGCGCGATCACCACTTGGCACGTTTCCACAAACGGGGTTTACAACCCTTCGCCTGGCGGCACGCTTTCGATTGCGTCTAGCACTGGCTCTTGCACGGGCGCGCAATTCAAAGGTGTTCCATGGCAGGCTGGCGGAAGGGGCATTTTTTGCCCGGATGATACCGCCGCGATTGAAACCGCGCTTGCTACCGGAACAGGAAAAAAGGTTTATATGCCAGCGGGCGGTTATTGTGTTAATTCCGCACGCGGCACCATCAGCCTTCAAAATCTCACACTATATGGCGATGGCGGCAAATCATACGGTTGGCCTTTCTTCCAAACCGGCTCGTGGTTTTTAGACTTTGACCAAACCGACGCGCTGTTCTCGCTTAATGGCGGTGTGCGCGGCGAGGGTTTTGGCGTGTTTGATGTTTTTCAGGATAACACGCAAGCCACACCAGTAACATCCGGCCCGATTTTTCAGTTTACTTCAAACGCTGATTATCGTTTCGATCACCTTTCTTTGGTGAACGCTTTTGATTGCTTTTACTCCCCTTACAACGGCAATCCTGGCCGCGTCTATATTAACAATTCATGGTTCTACTGCGCGCGCTACGGCAGCGATATGCTCAATGGCGCGGCTGACGTGTTTGTGTGGGGTGCCAATAATTATTACGCATCGGGCGCAAACGATGGGCTTGCAATTACCGGCCCTGCGATGCTGGATCAATACACAACCGCCAATGGCGAGTTTTTTCATTTTGATGGCACTAACGCAACTTATACGCATTTTGATGGCGCCGTATTTGATCATCCGAATATGAACGGTTTGCGCTACGCTTTCCATTTGATTAACAACGCTTATATGTATGCTATGGATGTTTCTGCATTGAGCGCGGATGGTGTGCAAACCGATTTGCAAACTGAAAGCGGAGCGTATCTTTCCTCTGCTTCTTTTGAAATTCATCACGCTAACGGCATTGATGCTTACGATACCACTCAAACAAACCCGCTGATTTATTTGAGCGGAGGCGGCTCAGACAATATACTTTTCCCTGATATTCGCGTGCAGTTTACGCAAGGAAATGTGGTTAAAGTCGCAAACAATGCGGAATATTTAACCTTTAATGGCGGGCAGTTTTTTAATTTCGCTCGCACCACAAACGCAACACCGACTCTTTTCTATGGATTTGATTTCTCGGCGGCACAAAGCGGTATTATCAATATCCATGGAATTGATTTTAATTGCAATAAATCGGCGCTCGCTTCCGGCATTACTGCAAATGGTATTTTTGGTGATGTTGCGACAAACGGGGTAACTACCATTAACGGTAACACGTTTTACAGTTGCACACGCGCGCTCACCTTCCAAGGCTCTGCCGGTGGTCAATATCTGATTACGGCGAATGAATCTCACAACTCTAACGCTAATAATTCGGATAGCTCTACTGGATCAAATAGCGTCATTTACGGTAATAACAATTGGGACACTTTGCCGAACTACCGCGCGCCAACTATTTCTTGTAGCTCGGGAACGGCAACGTCCATTTCTGGCAATAGTCAAAACTTTAGTTTTGTCGCTCCCGCGACAGCAACAACATGCACTGCCACCCTCACCACGCCACTGCCTTACGTTCCGGTTACCGCGCAAGCCGCATCATCTACACCGGTTATTACCGCGTCAGTGACGGCAAAAAGTGCAACGTCGATCACTATTTCATTGAGTGCAAGCACTGGCGGGGAGACAATTTCATTGTCGGCTGGTTTGTAATTTCCTTTCCCCACCCCACGCCCATGTGTTAGAACGACCGCAGACCGCAACCAATGGAGGGCCGTTTTATGGGGGATGACCCGCCGTTCGATAGACGCCACGAGGCCAGGATTGTCCGCCTTGAGGATGAGCAGAGCAAAATTCGCACCGCGATCACGGCGGTTGAAAAAGTTATAGCGCAAGGGACACATCAGCAATGGGAATCACCACTCCCCCGCGAGATTACAGACATGGCAGCGAAGGGGCTGTGGCATGCCGTTTGGTCGGACCTAAATATCCCTCGCCCATGGAAGGTTTTTGCGCTGATTATTCTTGTGATCGTAGGACTGGATGGGGGGAAGAACACCCTTCAAATCTTGCAATTTCTGATCGAACAGGTGCCAAAATGATATTCCGGGCGCTTAACACATTACCTCGCAACGTGGCTGCGGTGGCGTTTTTGCTGTCATTCGCGTTCGGAATGGTGTTTCAATGGATAGCGCCTGGGCCATCTTCGGTGGCTACTCAGATGGCTCCGGCCCCGTATTATGAGCCTGCGCAGAGTCCTGGGCATGAGAATATCAAACGAAATTCCGTGCCGTTCCGCGACATTCTTGATATAACCTCGAAACGCTATCGTGAATGGAGAGACCGTAAATGAGCGATAACCCACCGCCTACCATCAATCAGTGCCGCCTACTCGGTATCTGCCACAGCGCGGTGAACATCGTTCGCCAGCCCACAACCCTGATTGGAATAGCTGTCGTTTTCGGCGCTACCGGACTTTCATATTTCGGCTATATCCCTTCCGGCGTGGCTGCGATCCTCGATACGGCCTGCTTGCCACTAATTGGCATCAATGACCATACGGCGGATTATGCGAAAGTGTTGGCGGACATTGCCACGCGATCGCCCACCCTCACGCTGGATGTTGAGAGGGCGGTTACCGATGCCACCGCTTCGGCACCGGCCACCACCACGACAACCACGACCGCGACGATTACGCCGGCGGCCGCAACGGAGAAACCCACGCCATGAATACCGATGACTGGCCGTTATATGATTGTCACAAGATCGTTCGGGCACTTCCCATCGTGAGCATCGGCGAGGAAACCGGCGCAGGGACAGCGCGAGTTCTGTTTGTGGCTCCGGGAGGTTACTCAGAACCGTTCGCTCCTGCATCTAATGACATGCGGGATAGGGCGGCTGTTGGAGATTACGCCGTTGTTTATGCTGATGGCTATAAATCCATTTCTCCCAAGGTTGTTTTTGAAACTGGCTATACTCTCAAAGAAAAGGAATCTTTACCATGAATCGCTTAATCCCCCTCGCACTCCTGGCCTCGCTGGCCGGGTGCGCCGGTCAACCCGTGACCCCGGCCAGCATATCCTCCCAAGCCAATACCGGCGTGGCAAATGCGGCCACAACCCTCGCCAAGCTCGAAACCGACTTTGACGCCAACGTGGTTCAGCCGTGCAAATCAACGCCCCAGCAAGCGATCTGCGGGGCTGGTGACATGGCTGCGGTATCGAAGGCAGCGGCGGCGGCTGACAAAGCCATCGACCAAGCCTATCTTGGTACCGGCAGCCTCACGACCGCGCTTGGGCTGATTGCAACTTTTGAAACGGCGCTCGCGCCATTTGGGATTAAAGGATAAAGCCATGTCAGGGATTCTCGCCGCCGAAGGCATCATCACACTAGCCACGGAAGCCGCGCCTCTGGTTGAGGATGTGGTTGCGGGGGTTACCACCGAGGTTACCGACTTGACATCGGGCACCACGGTCACCCCCGCAGAGGAAGGCGCTGCGGTTACCGCGCTAGATACTGAAACGGCCACGCTGGAAGCCGATATTGCCGCGATCCCAAACGGGAGTCCGATCCCGTCGGGGGAGTAGTGTCCGCCTTCCGCGACTGCCTGGCGTTCACTTGGCTGCCTCAAAATGACGGGCAGCCATATCACGTAACGCCGGGCGATCCTGGCGGCGGCACTGCCTGGGGCGTCACGCAGCACACATGGGCGGCTTGGGCTGCATCCCATGACGGCATGCCCGCTTCTGTTGGTGACGCCACCCAGGACGATCTGGCCCAGCTCTACCAGGCGCAGTTTTGGAATGCGGTTTCCGGGGATCTTCTGCCGAAGCCGGTCGCGCTAATGGTGTTTGATTTCGGGGTTGTTTCCGGGCCTGGAATGGCTCGGATGCACCTGCAAAGCGCGGTTGGGGTTCATGTTGACGGCGACATTGGACCGGCCACGTTGGCGGCCGTGGCGGCTGAGGATGTGTCATCGATGGTCACGCAGCTGTGGCTCGATGCTGGGGCGTTCTATGATTCTCTGACCAGCGAGGCGCAGTTTGATCGTGGCTGGCATAGTCGGAATGATGCGCGGCGGGAATTGGCTGCCGCCTTGTTAATATCCCAATAGCGCCGCTCCTCCACGTCGTCCCGGAAATCGGTAGTGTCTCAGTTTGAAATTCTCTGTTTATAGACGGTGGGCCGCACCGGCTTAGCTGCCCGCGCGTCAATTAGCGCAGCCACGTCTTCCATGCTCCAAAGCGTCGTGCTCAGCTTAGCCGCCATGGCTACACACTCCGCAGGTTTGTGACTGCAGGTGTAGTGTACTTTATGCAGGTGGTCAAGTATTTTGCAGGTCTTGTACTTTAATGCAGGCCAAACGGTTTATTGCAGGCATGTCTTATAATTGCAGGCTATAATGTAACCTATTGTTTTTCCCACCTTTTAGCGGCCGCGTTCTTAGCAATCTCAGCCCGCCGCTCTGGCGTCATATTCCTGGCACGCGCCTGACCGCCTAACTTGCCCAGCGTCGCCCCAGCGCTGGCGGCCGTTACAACATCCTCTTCCTCGCCGGTAGCAATCCGCATTACCTTCACGGCGTTGCCGATCACGTCGGCGGGGCGCTTCTCGCCTTTGGGGCCGCGCGGCATCTCAGTCATCCTCAGAAAACAACGGCTTGGCCAACTCCTGCCGCAAAATCTCGGCCCCTATCGTTTTCAGGAATATCAGTTCCTTGATTAGATAATCCACATGGGCCTCAAACTCAGGTACGCCCGCAGCGCCTGGGAAGAACGCATTCCGAGAATCTTCCACCGTGTGGGGATGGATATAAATCTGCCTATTAAGAATACTCACATTGAAGGTGGTGAGCTTGCCCATGGTAGTCTCCTATGCTTTCCGCTAAGCATAGGGCAATCTAGACTCAATAGCTAGTTTCAGTCCGTATCAATCTTGAGATTTTCAAACTGAGACACTACCCGGAAATCAAAGACCATTTGAATAGGCTGTTGGTCACTTTTCATGGCGTTATACGCCTCGACGTCAGGGATGCGGATCATTCCAAGGGAGACGCCCCATTGAACAGCCTCACGAGGCAACGAAGGGACATGCCCATGCTTCTCTTCGAACAGGTGCCATATCCTTTGTAACTGCTCATTGTATGTCGCCACGTCAAAAAACTCCTTAGAGCGATGCTGGCGCCGGCACGCCCCAACCATCAACAACACTTGCCGGGGCGACAAATTGGCGAACCTTGACTTTGTATCTCGCCAACCAATCGTATCTTCCCATCTTCCGTTGCAATTGCCCTACTACAATCCCAGGATGCCGCTGTATTCGGCGAGCAAATCCGAGGGTATCTTTTTCAGAAATGAACGGGGATTTTCTCAGATAAAATGAGTTTAGTTCACTTCTAGGAGCGCAAAAATCAGCAGCAGCATTATTTGCAATACGCTCCTCGTCTGGAACGCCATCATCTTCAAGATCATTGCACTCTAAGTCCGTGTCAACAGACTCCGCACTAAGCGTCTGTCCTCGACCATGCTTTTGCAACACATGCTCAAGCTCGTGCCTTAACACAAACCAAAAATTATCAATTCTGTCTTGCCTGATTGTCATTCCAACAACGGGGGAATCGCCCAACCAAAAGCAAACGCCATCTATATTTGCTTTTGGTAGGGTCTCCACGATAAGAAAACGAACTCCGCATTCCGATAACATTCTCGGAACGTGACGAACCTCTTCTGGGTCAATCATATAACGGGGAAACTCTGCAATTAACTTTTTTAATTTGATTTCAGAATAGATCGGAACGATCATTTCGGCGGCCAACTGGCGGACGCGGAATAGCCACGCTAATTGAGAGGGGGTTGTCTCTGCATAATCAGATTTCTTGGCTGCATGAGCCAAATATAGGATATCAGAAAGATCGTTCTTACAAAAAAATCGCATCATTTGCGCTTCAAGTAATCCGATATCACCATCTTCAAGCCACCCTCTACGAATCATCTCGCGAACGGGGTAAGTGCCCTGCAAAACTGCCCTGCGTTCGATCCCTGGGTCGGGCCTTCGAGCATTCGCCATTTCGTAAGATTGCTGAATATTGGCCCAGTATTCAGCAGATACATCGAATGCCTTACCAAAAGCTAACGCCATTTCGGGACTAATACCTCGCTTGCCAGCGATTATCATATTAACCGCTTGCTCAGGAGCATTGAGAATGTAAGACAGGTCACGTTGGGACCATCCCCGAGCCTCCAATTCGTCTCGGACGAATTCTCCGGGATGAGGAATATCGGCAAGCCTTGATGCAATGGACATGATTTCCCCCGCTTCCATCTGTTCGGCGCGGTTGGAGGCCTTTTTCTTTGCAGCATTGATAACATTGTGTGAGGCTGCGGCATCGCGGCGACAAAAAATCGTGATCCCCCGGAAGCGGTGGTTCGTAGATTTCCACATTCCTATCGCGGCCTCTTGTTCAAATGCATCTTTTCGGTACATCGGGAGCACCTGGTCGAGCCAAACTATGTGCGCGCCAATTGGAAGTCTTTGGAGCGCGCGCATAACGACATTTCGTTTTACCATTGTAGTTTGATAATGCTCTGCATCCTCGACGCTGTATGGCGGATCAGCCAGCACCAGATCATATTGTTGCAGAGGCACGCGCGTTAGAGTTTGAGCATCATCTACATAGGTGGGTTTTAGGGACTCGTTTATATCGACTGTATCCCCCGGAAAGGTGGAGAGATCGACTTGACCGCTAAAAAGATGCAGTACATGCTTTTTATCGGGAAAAAGCGCCTTTACTCGCCGCAGGTAGCCCGCCGGGTAACCACCATAATAAGTCGATTTGACACGGTAATCATTGCCCATAATCCAAGTGCCGACCGCTCTGCCATCCGGCCCAACAAAAAGACATTTGGGAAAACCGGTTTCTTTGGCATAATTTTCAATTCTCTCGTCCCACTGCATCGTTGCCTCCTTGACATGGAAACAGCACAGTGGAATCATTACGTGATTTGTACAAGTCTTTTTTTTGAAATACGATAAAAATGTTATAGGGGGCGCGTTTTGTTAATTACTCTCAATCAAACCGAAATTGATAGATTGCTGACTCAGAACCCAGACACTGAAAAGGACGGCGGCTTGATACGGAGCGCGGGAGTAATGTATATAACATGCCTATCCGGTTTTCACCCATGACCACAAAATCTTGAAGCACAGGAGCAAACCAAGATGACCATCAGCATCAACGTCAGCGTGAACGGCAACTACAAGGTACCAGTCACGACGAAGTATGGCGACAACGAGCCGACCACGGAAGTGATCACCGGGCGCGGCCACGACGGGCCGTTCGTGAAGAATATCCCCTACTACCACGGTTCCAACCCGAGCAACGTGGTCACCGTCACGGTTGGGCCGGAAGAGCAGGACACTGGCGCATGAAGCCTGTGTTTCCCGACCCCGTGCGCCTCTCGCGCGAACGGCAGGAGAGGCGCAAGAAGTTGGCTGGGCTTCGGCCCGGCTGGCTTTGTCCGAAGTGCGGGAGCGCTCACGGACCGAATGTCGAGACGTGCCCTGAGGGTCGCACGCCGCATCGGGACATCATCCGATGACCCAACATCTCGCCCCCGTGGGCGCTAACCGGATAGGCATGTGTCAAACTAGCGGCTGTTAAATATCCGTGGGTTATTTCAGCCATTATCGTCAGCCTTTATAGGTTCGTCTGCTTCCAAATTAGCCTCGACATTGTGTTCGATTTCCAAGTGTTCTTCCAATTTGGCGAAACCATCATAACGAACGCCTTTGTGAACTCGCCAGCGTTTAAAACGGCGGCCACATATTCTGCATTTGATTATCGCCGAGTTATTTTCCATGTTTAATAACCCAAACCACGATTGCCAACATTGCAACAAGCGGCCCGTGAAAGCTTGCAAATCACACAGGTATGGATCATGCGCTACCTCGCGTTGGCATGTGTTTTGCCGAATAATCGGCGATGAAGGACTGCAATTCCTTATCGATACTATTCATGCGACGAAGATCACGCTCTGTCGGCTCGCTGTTCGGGTCGAGCATTGTCATGATGCTGCTGAAAAGATGCTGCGCTCCGGCAAAGAAGGCTTGGTGCATCTCGTCCAGTTGGATTTGAGGTGCGTCCTTCGGGATTGCTTGAACCCGCAGCAATAGCCAGCCCAATTCTATTATTTTACCCTCATCGGCCGCATTATCCGTGATGGTTTTTACGACCTGTTCGAGTTTACGGCGCTTCGCTTCACCCATGTTTTATCTCCGACCTGCAGAAAATAAGCAAAAAGAAAAAAAGTGACGGTTGTCCGTCACTGCATCGCAGCCAGCGCCTTTTCAGCCATTTCGCTGATTTCACCGGCATAGCCAGCAAAATCTCCGCCCAAGGCTTCCATTTCTACCCACACAGGTCTGTTGAGATCGACCAGTTCACGGAGGGCCAGAACGCGGCCGGCGCCCTGCATTTTGGAGATTTCCTTGGTCCACCACGACAGCCAATCATCGCTGATTGGTACGTTGGTATCTGGCTTATTTGGTGTCTTGATCAGCCAGCGGGACGGCACCGCAGTTTTGGCTATCTTGGTGGCTTCGGTTTTAGCAACCTCCCTTTCAAGCCGATCCATCTTCGATCCAATTTCTTCCTGAGCGCCGAAGAAATCAGAAGCCTTGGCGCCATCTTTGAGTTGCGTGTAAATCCCGCGCAATGTCACTAGATGATCTGGCGTCATCGTATCCAGTGATGCGCCAATATGCCTCACCAAAGCCTTGTCGTTGATGCCGAATTCTTGACTGAACGCCATCACCATTTTGCGCACCCGATCACCAAACGGCTCCTTGCCGCCGCTGATCATGGTTTTGCGACATTGTGCCACCGCATCATCGACTAAATCGCCCGGCAGAACGGCCAGGATACGGGCACGTAGGCGGCGCGCGCCTTGGTTGGCGGTTACTTCGTAAATATCACGCTCGCCCGTCAGGACGATGTTGCCGCCCTTTTTGTCGCGCACATGGGTGACCGTGAATTTCTGGCTTGATCTGGCATTTGTTTCCAAATCCCAGGCATACGCTTCCATTTCCGATAGACCGGCAACGGTCGCTGTGCCTGGTTTGCGGCTCAATTCTGCCGTGCCAAACTCGATATTTCCCCAAATCCTGGCGAGTTCTTCGGCGAGGCGAATGCTCGGACCCTCCACCTTCTCGCCGCGATTGTAGGTGTAGATCGCGCTCTCGGCGAGGCCAAGGCGCTGGCATGCCTCCATCGCCCGTGCATAAGCCACTTGAGGATCGCGCGGGAAGCGCTTGGCGATAACCATGCGGCTTTGAACTTCGGCTGTGGCGCGCTGGCTCTCGATCGCCACCGCGCCGGCGTGGGTGCGATCATCGGTCTGGCGCTCAAACGGATTGTGATGGCTGGATACCGGCAATCTGGTATCCTGCACAATTACATCGCCCTCATGGGGATCGTGGTTTGGCATGTCGTTCATGGTCTTTGCTTTCTTTGGCTGTGGCGTTGAAGGGTTAGGCGGCCTTTTTCAAGGCTTGAAGGTGCTGGAAGATTCTGGCGCAACCGCGAGCGTCCTTCATGGCGTCGTGCGCGCCTTCGAGTTCTTCGTTGAAAAAGAAGCGGTAAGCCTCAACCAACTTTGGCGGTTTGGCACTAAACCGGCCAGCGGCCATCATTGCATCGGTGGGCGCCATGGAGATAATTTCCCGCGATTGGTTCATGGTGCAGAAGCCGCGCACAGTGTCGATCTCTTCACATTGCTCGCGCGTCATGCCATAGCGCAGCATTGCAATACGCATGATGCGGCGGTCAAAATTGAGGCTGTGAGCAACATGGCGCTGGCACCTGGCGTGAAAGGCAAGAAACAATTGCACCGCCAAAGCCTCGGGGATACCGGCAAGCTCTGCCTTTTCCTGGCTGATGCCGTGAATGGCCGTCACCTCGGGCGGGATGGTCCAGCCCTCGGGCTTGATCAGCACATTAACGGCGGCCTGCTCATTGCCGGCAGCATCGGTCAGAATCATTGCCAACTGCACGATATGCGGTTGCTGCGGCGCATCTGATGGGCTCTTGAAATCCGGCAGCCCGGTTGTCTCAGTATCAAAAATGAGGTTCATAGCATTGTTTCCTTAACTGTGTATCTCGGACCGCCAGCGCGCCCCTTGATGATTTCGCCTGGTTTTGCTGGGCGATCTGGTGTGTCGGCGGTCACGCTGCGGCTGACCGAATAGCCGGCGCCCCAGCCTCGGGCATGATTACCCATCAGGTTTGCGATGTGGGCGCGCGCCTCGGCTTTATTGGTGGCAGCGGCTTTCTCGCGCGCGGATGCCTCGACATACTGTGCGCAGAAAACAGCCCACTCGTTATTGGTGGAGAAATCAACGCTATCGTCGATTTTATCCGGGAATAATTCGGCCAGGACGTGCACCGCACTTGCTGAACTATCCGGTGCCGGCGGATCGCTTTCACGCACTCTGCGCCAAAATTCATGGACCAGATCGCGCATCTTTTGGATTAACGCAGGCCGGCGGAAGAAGCGGTACACCTCTATGTGGTTACCACCCACCAATGCCACCACAGCGCCCCACTGACAGCCGGTGCAAGCCAACTGAGATTGCAGTTGCAACATGATCGGAAGCGGTGGCTCATCATTGGTCCACTTGGCACGGTGAATCAACCAATCAACATTTTTACATTCAAGCACGCCTGGGCCAATGCAACCAAACTCAATGTCTTTCGGGGCAGGTTCGAGAATGAGGTGATCGAGACTGGCACCCAGGCCATGGCACTCATCATCTTCGTAATAGGCGCCCTTCTCGATTTTCCAATTCTCGCGCTTGGCGGCTGCCTTGGCAATAATGTCCTCAAGGAAAAGGCCGGCGTCGATGCGCTCCCCTTCTACCGGCGGCGCCTTTACGCCGCGTTTAATGTGATAAAGAGCAAACTCCGAATTGGCATAAGCCTGGATGGCTTCGAGGCCAAAAAGCGCAGCAACCTCGCTGCTACCTACGTGTTTCGCTCTGGTGGCGTGCCACTCCGGGCTGTCGTGGATGTATGTTCCTATAAGCATGGTTCACCTCAATAAGAAATTGAAACGTGTGGCACAGCGCCTTTCGCAATCGCGGTGATGATCTCCACCGCTTTCTCCTGATCAACACCCAAGGCTTCGATTGCATCACAAGCAGCGCGGTTGATCTTTCTGCGGTGGGCTTGATTGGCGGCGCGCAACTCATCGGCTTTGCGTTGGGCTTCGCGCTCATCCGCAACCCGCCGGCGCTCGGCCTCGATTGCCGCATCCTGATCGCGCTGCGCCTTTTTAGCAGCCGCAATTCTGTCTAATTCCGCTTTCTCGGCGGCGGCGATGCGGTCAGCCTCAGCTTTTGCTGCGGCCTTGCGAGCCGCTTCAGCCGCATCTTGGGCATCGCGCTCGCGCTGCGCCGCCGCCTGACGTTCGGCCTCCGCTTTAGTCTCAGCGGCCAGACGCTCGGCCTCCACCCTAGTCGCCTCTGCCGCAGCCTCCTTGGCCGCCCGCGTTTCCGCTTCTTCACGGGCACGCTGGGCGGCTTGAGCCGCAATTTCGGCCTCACGATCCTGGCGCTGGCGCTCTGCTTCTTCTGCCTCACGCCTCTCATTCTCGGCGCGTAGCCGGTCTAATTCGGCGGCATCGGCTTCACGTTTTTGGGCAGTGACCAGCAAGCCGCGCATCCGTGAGATTTCGGCCGCAAGAGTGGCTGCGGCCCGGTCAGCAAATTCCCGCCAATCGCGGCCCGGATAATCTTGGAGCCATTCAATCCGCGCCTCGATCTCGGCAGCGGTCTCACTCAAGCCATAATGCGGCCCCTCGACCATTACGGCGATTGCTTGCTCATGGCTGGCGATGCGCGATTCTTCGGCTGCCTCAAAGGTAGTCAGCTCTGCGCGTATCTCGATCTTCAGGGCGTCCAAACGCTCACGGATAATACGGCGCTCGGCATTCACGCGGTTAATGCGTAAACGATCTTCCTCCGTCATATCCTTTCCGAGATCGTCAAGCCACACCTTGCGGCGCGCGATCTGTGCAGCCAAAGAAGCGATCCTTTTGCGGCCGACATCAGTGGAAATATCGCGCGGAATAGCGCGGACCTCGCGTTCTATCCGTTCGAGCAAACTAAGCACCGCCTCTGGTGCGAAAATTTGCACCGCTGTCATACTTTCAATCGGCATAACACTGGTAGATGGTTGTTCTTCGATTTGATTCAGTAAATCACTCACGGCCAAAGCCTCCATTTGAAATTCCGAGTTTCACAGTTATCGCCCATCAGCCGGAGCCGGAGCCGTCGCCGTAGCCGGAGCCGTCGCCGGAGCCGGAGCCGTCGCCGGAGCCGTAGCCGTAGCCGTAGCCGGAGCCGTCGCCGTCGCCGTAGCCGTAGCCGTCGCCGGAGCCGTAGCCGGAGCCGTAGTCGTCGCCGTAGCCGTAGCCGGAGCCGGAGCCGGAGCCGTAGCCGGAGCCGTCGCCGTAGCCGGAGCCGTCGCCGGAGCCGTAGCCGGAGCCGTGATGTTTATTTTTCAATGAAAGCGACATAAGATTTCTCCGCAGATTCTGTCGTTGGAATGTATTCGATTGCGTTTGTCAACATAACTTGACCGGTTGCATTCAAGCGCGATCCCTTGCCGATTCCGGTTTGCGCGACAGCAGAAAGCGACAGTGCACCACCATCCCACTTCCACAAACGTAGAGCATTATCGAGTTTACACTCCATTGCATTTTGCGGGTTGATCCATACCACATCACCAATATGCACCCCCGCGCTGTAGGTCCGCACAAGGCATCTTTCCCCTAACATTGGGTGGATGACGGTTTCGGTTTCTTTACCGAATAGTGCAGCTAATTGTTTTGCCTCACCGATAGTCAGATCATCTATTTTCATTTTACTCTCCATTGTTAAAATTAAGGCCAATATTTTCCAAGTGAACGACTTTCACAAGTCCCCGCCGGGATCAACACCGCGTCGAGTCGGCGCAGGATGGCGAGAGCGCGGGTTAGGTGGTGGCGCACCAATTCCACCGCGCTCATTCCCCACCCCCTTCGATGCGGCGGAAGCGGGCGCCGCGATAGAAAAAATTCTCGTTTCTCTTGTCATCGCAATACACCGTCACCATGACTCCACTCGCATTAGAAAGAGGCTTAATCATGTATTTCTTGCCTTTTGTAAGATCTGAAACACCGAGAGTTTCGATGCACTCAGCTTCGTAATATCCCTCCGGCAGTTCGGCTTCTCGCGCCTTGACAAGTCCGCCCCCGTCAAGCGATTCCAGCACCGGCCCCACATCCTCGGTGAGAAACTGAACAGCACGATCATATCGCTGCGCCTCGATCATTTTGAGCGCGGTGGCGAGCGAGGCTCGGGCGGTGGTGATGTCGGTCACGGCGCGTCTCCTTCGGTTGCTGGCTGGTCGTTCCACGTAGGGAAAGCCCGGTGTTCTACGCCATCGAGTAGGGCGCCGGAAACCTTTTTTCCTGCGCGCACCATTTGACAACTATCGAATAAATCTATGCTGCGCGCTCGCACCCCCGTAGAGATATCAAATCCGCTACCGTCATAAACGCTGACCGCCCGTCGATTGCAGTTGATAGCGCCATATGATGGCGCCCATTCTCCCCACTGCTTGAAAAAGAACGGGACACCGGCAGAGGCACACTGATTACGCAGCGAGCGCGCCCAATCGGGGTGCATAGGGCGCGCATGGGGGCCGCTTTCGCCGCCGCAAATTACCCAATCAACACCGGGTAGCCAGGATATTAGATTGATTTTGCCGAGCAGAGGCTCGCACGAAAGAAACCGCTTAACCGCCGGCACCGCCAGCAAGTGCGGAATACGCCGATCGGCTTCTTCCTGGTTCTCCACCGTGGTGCCCAGCCACACATTCTTCCATCCCTCACCCCACGCCGGCGCGCCGATATCGGGGCTGGGCAGCATCTT